CGCAAGGTTACCTGTGGTAAGTTTAGTAGTGTACCGAACACGGCACACGGCAAACGAACCGCACAAAACCGCAAGGTTACCTGTGGTAAGTTTAGTAGTGTACCGAACACGGCACACGGCAAACGCCGTGTGAGTGTTACGTATATTCCGAAAACAAACGGAAATAAAGAATATTTGTTTTGTACTCTCTGCAATCAGAAGCGACGGACGGCGAAAGCCAGCCTATGAGGAATTAAGCCCATAGTGTACCGAGTTAGTGAAAATCGGGTCAGTATTACGCCTATCGTACTAAACGCGGCTTGCGGAAAATGGGCTATACACAAAAGCAAATGAAACCGGCTATAAACGGCGGTTTTCGGTGTATCAACGTCCCCGAGGGGATTTTGATTTATCGCCACTTATCCGAGGATAAGCCGAACATCTGAAAGCCGCAAATCGGTTATAAAAGGTTGATTTTGTGAGTAATGCGAATATTATGGTAACAATGTGCTAATCACAAGTATATACGAATTGACCCAATAGGGTCGGTTTGATAAACCTATAAATCAAGCACACTATCCGGTAGTTATGAGATGCCCGATAGTGTGCTTTCTTATGGGCTTATCCCAAACCCATAAATTTAGCCGAAAAGAGGAATCGAAAATGGCAGAAAAGAAAGTAAATAAGGCAGAATTGCGCGAAAAAGCGGAAACTCTTGTTAAAGAGTATAATGACGCAATTCAGAGCGGAAAGTACGACATCGGCGTGAAACTCAATGAGGAAATCGAGCAGACCGTCAATGAGTACACCTCTATCGCCCGCACTGAGTGCTTTGATGCTCTCAAAGCGACCAAAGACCCGATGCTTGAAGCGGTCAAGGTATTGACCTATCCGACCATCCGTGCAAAGGACAGCAAGGTCGGCGATGAGAAAATCCCCGTCCGTTCCATTGAGGATATCGAAAAGCCTATCGACCTGCTTAAACTCCATAAGTATGTTGGCGGCGACGGTATCGGCAAGGACAAACAGTGGGTTCATATGGTAGAGAAACTCAATTACCTTATGACCGCCGCAAAAGCGGTTGATTTGGGTATCGACCCGAAATCCATCAATGATTATGCTATGTCGGATATCAGTAAGTCCATCGACCTCGGCAAAACTCCGTGCAGCAAGACCAATATCCTCAAAACCGTTCAGGCTATCGTGACGGCTATGGTCGGCGAGGAATACAAGGCAACATCTCATGATGTGGCGTTCCTGATGTCGATTTATAGCCGCAAGAACCGTGCGGCTCTGACGGTAACTTGTGCTAATCACAAGTATATGCGTCAGTATATGGCGGAGATTTGCCACCGTATCGTCCTCGGCAAGTCCTATGCTCTGGAATACAAGAAAATCAAGAAGTAATCCTTGATTTTCGACGACTGCCCGATAAGGCTCGGTTTTTCGGAATCGAGCCTTATTTGACTATCTCAAAACTATTGAGCGGGTTTTTAACTATCGGTTGGTTTCCGGGCTCCTACGGCACAATGCCGTGATAATTGACAATATGATAGCCGACAGAGTAAACGCCGATGGTTTTTCCGCAACCGGTTGATGCCGGTTTCAATGCTCTCATCGTTCGGTTTATAAGGGTATTGAAACCTGTATTAAGGGTTTTCCAAAAAAAATAAATAAGCGAGGTTTTAGGTATGAGCTACGAAGTTTTTCAACACAAGGTAAATGCTCTTATCGCCCGTGTCGGCGGTGGTATCAAGGTTCGGTTTAACAACGATACCGATAAGGGCAGGTTTTTCGCAAACTGCTCCGATGGTACTACGATTATCGGTCGTCCGTCAACCCTGAAAGTCACGGTTCGCTATGGTTCCGGGCATCAGGCAATGGCGACGATTTAACGGGTTCGGAACGGAGGTATCTATAATGATTTTAAAAATACTATCATTCGTACTATCATTTGTACTGTCGATAAGCTCCACAATTTTTATTCACCCGAAGCAAACTGAGGTACAATACGCAAGATACGCAGTAGTCCTTGAAGCCTCGGAAAATGAAACGGTATTTGAAGATACGACGGAAAATATGTGGGGCATCACCGGATCTTCCGGCTTTTCAGAGGGGCAAATGGTGATGCTTTTAATGAGCGATAATACAACGCCGTCGATTTTTGACGACGAGATACTCGGGGTTTATCCCGTAGCAACGGCAGATTATCACGACTTCACAAATCTACATTTCAACGGATGTAATGATGAAAAAAATCACTAACCGGAGGTTTTGTTATGTATGAGAAGTTCTTTGTTTATCTCGATGACGGTAAAGATGTCTACAAAATCGCTATTGCGGCGGTCTCGGAAGAGGCGGCACGGGCTTGGTGTGCCGGAAACGGCGAGGTAATCGCCGTTAAAAACGTCACCGAGGAATATCACATAGACGCCGGTCGGGTTCGCAAGGCACTCGAAGCGGCGGAATTTCAGTCGCCGGAAATCGACTGGATGTGCAGGGCTTTGCAGGGATTTGAAATCATCGAATAAGGGGAGGTATTCGAGACGGAAAGGTTTTATGTTAATCGGGAAACCGGTGAGGTTTCCGAAAGTCACTCGATTGCGATGGGCTGGTATCGTGCCGGTCATCAGATTGAAGTATGGAAGAATGGCAAGATGGTTCTTGCCTTGATGATGTAGGGGGTTTCTGAATGAGTAACAGTATCAGGTTATCCCCAAAGTACGGGGTAAATCCGACCATTCCGGTTTGTTTCTGGTGTGGTCAGGAAAAGAACGAAATTGCGCTGATGGGGCGCATTGGGAATGACAGAAATCACAAGGATATCGAGGCTCCGAAGTACGCGGTTATCAACTATGAGCCGTGTGATAAATGCAGAGCCGGTATGTCTCAGGGTTTTACCGTTATGGAAGCAACGCAACATCCGAACAGTCGGGCATCCGTGGAAATACAGAACGGTGTTTATCCTACCGGTCGGTTTGTCGTCTTAAAGAATGAGGCGGCTGACCGGATATTCGGCAAGGATTTTACAGCGCGAGGCAAGGGATTTATGTCGGAGACCGATTTCAATCAGATGTTTGCCACGGTTTGAAAGCGAGGGTTTTGCCTATGGCTCAAATGAAAACTTGCTACGAACACGAGGTTCCTCCGTATTATTTCAACGTGACGTTTATCGTCAAGGCAACCGGCGAAAAACTGACGAGGTCTTTTGACTCCGAGTATTTCGCCTATAAGTTCGTCAACAAACTGAAATACAGCAAACGCTGTATCTTGGTTTCTTATCCGCTGTTCAAATAAAAATCAAATCAAAATGAAGGGGAGATTTCATTATGGTACTGAACATTATTCTTATCGCTGTCGCTTTTGTCTACGGTGCTTTCAATGTCCTGACCTCAAAACTGATGACCGCAAAAGAAATGAAGCATTCTTTCATTGACGGACAGTGCATTGTAGGTAAAATTCTCACTAATATTTTTTATGCCCCAGCGTGGCTTTTAAAGGGCATTAGATTTTTGGTCTTGGTATTAGTAAAGTGAGGTAAATCGGTGAGTAGATATGAAAATTATTTAGAGGGGGTTATAGAAAATGATTAACGCACTTGTATATACGTTTCTCAATGGCATAGCATTTAACTTTGTTTTGCCCATGTTTGCGATAGTGCTGAAACTCAGAGGCTTGTAAGCCTTATGATTATTATTACGACGATGATGACGGAGAGGAGAGCTGTGATGGTTAAAGAAGAATTCATCACGAAAGTTTGCCGTAAGGCGCCGTATAGCCGCACGATGGTAACGACGGTTTTGGACATCGTTCTCGATACGATTACGAAAGAAGTCGCCAACGGTCAGACCGTGCAGTTCGCTGGCTTCGGCACGTTCGAGCCGAAGAAGTGCGCCCCCAGAACGGGCAGAAATCCTCATACCAATGAGGAAGTACCTATTCCCGCTCGCGTGGTTCCGAACTTCCGAGCCGGAAAGTATTTCAAAGACGCGGTTATTCACACTGTTAAATGAGTTAACCGATGAACCAGACCAGTACCGCGACGGGTATTCTAATATTATTATCCACCCAGACGGCAGGGTTGCCACGAACTGGAGATAAACAGAATTATATATATGAGGTGAAAAATATGCAAGCAACTGGCATTGTCCGTAGGATAGACGACCTCGGTAGGGTTGTTATCCCAAAGGAAATCCGTAGAACATTAAGACTCAGAGACGGCACCCCTCTCGAAGTCTATGTAGATGGCAACGACTCGGTGGTATATCGGAAATACTCACCGCTTACTATCGGTCAAAATACTGCCGCCGCTAAGAAGGCGTTACAAAAAGAGAGCATCCAGTTTGCCATTTACGATACATTAAGTCTCGTAGAAGGCAACAGGTCGGGAGTTTTCCCTTCCTTAACACCCAACGAATGGCTTGACAATCGTTCTGTGTTTTCCTGTGAAAACAAAACGGTTTTCCCGATTGTTACGGACGGAGACCTGTTAGGTTTTATCGCTGTAACGGGGTCGGAGAAAAACGAATATGTCAAAGCCATTGTCGCTATGATAAGCGCTGGCTTATCTGAATGACAAGCTTGTCGAGTTTGCAATATAGGGTGGTAACTTTGCCGATGTACGGCAGAGCCTCGGGGAACGGTGTGCCCGCGCCGATATGAGTACGACGCGGACGAATAGACCAAGCGGTTGGTGGGTTCAGACCGCAGGATGAGCGTGGGGCAAGTGCTAAGCTATTGCACGATAGCGAAACAGTGTACACGGCTTGCCTAATGCTTAGACCCAGCGACAGAATTATAACCGGGTTTTGTTTATACCTTTGGGATTACTCGGTAGTTTCTTCGGATTAATGCGCATCGGAGTGGCTACCGATAATTCCGCAAAATAAACAGTCGTTATGGGCGTAGGGGACTGCGAAAGTGCCCAAGTCGAAGCAAATGCTGGCACGGCGGGTCGTATGAAAATGTGCATCCTCCGGTGGACAGGAGAATACAAGGTTAAGTCCGCCCGACCTGAGACGGTGGCGAAATTGGTTAGACGCGCCGACATTTTGAGTCGGTACGGGTCGCTCCCGCTTTGGTGGTTCGAGCCCACCCCGTCTCACCTACCTTTCAAAACATTAAGCTAATAATAAAAGTGGGAGGCATCAGTATGGCACAGAAAATCATCGTTGAGCCGAGAGATCTATGGTCTTACTATCTCGTACACAAGAAACAGTTGACAAGTACGATGTTTGAGATAGCACAGAACAAAGAATACGGCGTCTCAATCTATCTTTCCGAAAACGAAAAAGGAAATGCGTCAATTGTTGTTGAAGCAGACGATATTGAAGTCTATTCCGAAACCATTGTCAGCGACAGAGACGCAAGAAAAACCTGTGAAAAAATCTATGACAAATATCTGTCCGATAAAGTCGTTGATATTCTGGCAGAAATGGGTATCGACGATGATATGACGGCTCTTGAACAGGAAGACGCCATCGCCGAGCGCGAAGCGCAACTCGATGGTGCCGTTGTGATGTTTCTCGGCGATGTTATGGATGGAGACGAATACGCCGACTATTATATGGACGATG